TGGGTCGATAGAGCCTTGGCACTGAGTAATTGACATATGCAGGGGAATCTTTCGTATCATCGAAGGTTGTGGTTACCTGTGTGTCAGTATTCTGAGTTTCCCCAGTGATATCAGGTGCCATATCCTGAGATTGAATAGTAACGTTCTCCATGATTGGGATTTCCTCTATCTTGTCCAACTTCGCAGACACATGCAAACCATTTTTTCTTAAGACGGTAATCCGCCGAATAATGGCGTGCAAATCGCGACCCAGATCAACTAGCTCGGATTCAGGTACGGCGACCAGCGAAAGCTGGGCGCCATTTCCCTGCGAAACTTGTCTAACAAGTGCAGGTACATTAATGTCCTTTTGGGGACTGGTTTGATTCTTAAGTGAATCACTCTTTTGTTTTTTGGTTTTGTCACACATAAAAGTAATAGTGATTGTCCCATGTCTTTACTCGGATTATCCGGGGCTTACAATCATAGGCCCCAACCACACGTCCCCTGGTATTTCTCATCAGGGCAATAACGTGCAGGGCGCACATGGACACAAGCGCTACGCTTGTGAGTTTGATGGTTGCAATCTAGGGGTCGAGGAGGACGATACCTCAACCCTTTCAACAGGATCAACCAAATAAATTTCCTGATTTTTTTGAGAAGTACTTCTTAAAAGAAGGACTCCTCCGCGATGCTTTCATAAAGTCTTGTACAAGAGAATCAAAAGTGGGAAAAGTTGAGTCTTCGACCCATTCACCCCAATCCAATTGTGTGACTAACCTCTTAAGCATCGACTTTTTCTCATCAAACACCTCTCTGCCGTACCAAAAGTACTCCCTCAGAGCAGTTTTGATGATTTCCATACCCTGAAACTCGGAAGGTATCTGTTTGGATCTCGTCCAAACCATCAACATTTTTTCAATCGATTCATGTTCCAGTGGAGCAAAATAACAAAGTAATTCATCATTTCTCACCCATCTCCTTTTGAGAAAAGTTGCCTCATCGAGAGTGATGTATGGAACACTCTCAGACTCTTTATCAGCCATGGTAAAAACGATACCCATTTCACCAAATTTCTCGGCGACTGTAGTATGATTAAACCACGGAATACCCTCTGCCACCGAAGCAACAAGATCATCCCCATAGGTTAACAAGCGTACTCCTTTACAAAAGGGAGTATTTATGTCTTGGGGTTGCAGCTCATAATAGACATATCTCATTCTCAAACAGTTCACAATACAGTTAAGTATGACTGTGAGAGGATTTCCGGATGGATTAGACCCAAAAAATTGGACGAGATCACCATTGTAATCCACTAGTGCAAAAGCCGTATCTTCGGCTATGCACCGAACTACTCTTATGTCTTCTTCAGTGTAGTTTCCACTTGCCTGACAGAAATACGTAATCACATCAAATGCTT